CCTTATCGCCAGACTGCGCATAGCTGTTTGGTCAATATACCCAAGCAGCGCAACGCCGCGAGACGCTGTTTCCGGGTCCGCTGCCGGCGCAACAAGCGCAATTGCGACTGACCTTGATGTCGCGTCGGGCGGATATGTCATCTGGATGGGCGGATACCATACGCCACAAACGGCGCAATATAGCGTCACTTGGAGCGGCGCAGATGGGGTAAATACCCGCGTTGATGGGCCTTCGAACATTCTAGAAGCAAATGCGGTCATTTCTGCGGGCGACATATCAATCACTGAAACAAATTCAACATTTGATATGACATTGGCGACGACCAATGCAACATCGAATAACAAGGCTATTGTCGCCGCGTCGTGGGATGCGTGATGACCGACCAACTCGAAAAACAACTGCAGGCCGCCCGACGGCTGCTTGCGATCAAGACGGCCAGGGACGACCTGCTGGCCTACCTTCGCTTGCGCATGCCGAACACGAACGCGCCGTGGGATGTCACGCAGTCCCGCTACCAGGTGACGCCGCTGGCGCGGATATTGACCGAGATCGTCCACAAGATCGACTCAGGCAAGATGAAGCGCGTGGCGATCTCGGTCGGCCCGCAGTTCGGCAAATCCGACATTCTCAGCCGCGCCGCACCGGCCTGGCTTTCCGGTCGCGACCCGTACCGCAACATAATGCTTGGAAGCTATAACCAGGACTTCGCCAACGAGTTCGGCGGCAACGTGCGTGATATGATCGACAGCACGTTCCACCGCCAGATTTTCCCCGAGCATGCGCTGAAGGTGAAGAGCGTCGACCACCTCGAGACGACCGTGGGCGGGCAGCTCAACTTCGTCGGTGTCGGCGGTTCCGGTACGGGTAAGCCGGCAGACATTTTCTTCATCGACGACCCGATCCGGAATGACGACGACGCACAGTCCGAATCTTACCGCGAGCGCCTGTGGAAGTGGTTCAACGGCGTCGTGTTCTCCCGCGGTCACGATGGCACCGCCGTGGTGATCGTCCACACCCGCTGGCACCAGGACGACCTGATCGGCCGCCTGTGCGACCCGGACCACCCCGAGCGTGACGGCAAGTACAAGGGTATCAGCAAGAACTGGACCTACATCAACCTGCCGGCCGTGGTGAAGGACGCCAAGCTGGCGCACGCGCTCGGCCTGCCGCTCACCCCGCCGCAGGATCCGGAAGTGATCGAGCAGTTCGGCGCCGAGCCCATGACGAGCCTGTGGCCGGGCCGCAAGTCACTGCCGCTGCTCGCCGAAGCGAAGCGCCAGGATGCCCGCATTTTCGGTGCGCTCTACATGGGCGAGCCGACGCCCGAAGACGGCGAATTCTTCAAGTCGGAAATGCTCGAAACCTACGACGTGGGCGAGCTTCCGAAAAACCTTCGAATATACGGCGCGTCCGACCACGCGGTCAGCACGAAGCAGATGAGCGACAAATCGGTGATCGGCTGCGTCGGCGTCGACGACAACGACACGGTGTGGGTGCTGCCGGACCTCGTGTGGGGCCGCTTCGAAACCGACAAGACTGTCGAACATTTGCTGGCGCAGATGCAACGGCACAACCCTGTCGCCTGGTGGATGGAAAACGAACTGATCTCCAAGTCGTTCGGGCCGTTCTTGCGGAAGCGCATGTCTGAGGATCGCGTCTACACGTTCATCCACCCGGTTACGCCGGCCAAGGACAAGATGACCCGAGCCCAGTCGATCCGCGGCCGCATGAGCATGCGCCGGGTGAAGTTCCCGCGGTATGCGCCGTGGTGGTCCGACGCGAAGGGGCAATTGCTCAAGTTCCCGTTCGGCACGCATGATGACTTTGTCGACTGGCTCAGCCACATCGGGCAGGGGCTCAACAAGATGATCGCCGCCCCGGTGGCGGCAAACGACGACCGGGCACCGAGCGCGACTACGCTGATCGGTATGCTCAACAAGACGAAACGTGAAGCATCGGCCGGCAAGCGCGCGGTCGCGAACGCAGGGTGGTAGAAATGGCCGACGAGATCGTTGAAACCGAAGCGCCAGAGGCGGCGCCGACCGAAACCGGACCCGAGCGCCAGCCGGACGTGGATCCGGCGCGCAAGGCGCTCGTCAGTTCGTGGATCGACAAGATCAAGCGCTCAAAGCTCAAGTTCGACCCGGACTTCAAGCGCATGCGCGAGTGCATGCAGTTGGCGCGCGACGGTGCGACGAAGGAATGGGTGCTCGCCAAGAAATACACCGTGCCGATCCTGAACAGGCACATCAACACGCAGGTCGCGCAGTTGTACGCGAAGCATCCGCAGCCGGTCGTGCAGCGCCGCAAGAAGCTGTTGTTCCAGTTGTGGGACGGCACGTCGGAATCGGCGATGGCGGCGTTCCAGGACGCTCAGATGGGCGACCCGAATGCTGCCGCCGTGCTCAACGAAGTAGCGATGGCCCAGATCGAGATGAAGAAGCTCGACAACATGGCGAAGACGCTCGAGATCGTCGACACCTACTACATGAACGAACAGAAACTGAACTACAAGGCGCAGCTCAAGAAGATGGTGCGGCGCACGAAGGTGTGCGGCGTCGGCTACCTTCTGCTGGACTTCCAGCGCATGCTCGGCGAGGACTCGACACCTAATCCGGACAAGGAAGCGCGTATTTCCGACGTTCGCACGAAGATCGAGGAAATAGAGCGGATCATGGCGGCCGGCGCGCACGGCGACCTCAAGGAAGATTCCGCCGAAGTGGAACGCCTGCGGCTGCTGCTCGTCGACATCGAGCGGCCGGAAACGGTCGTGGTCCGCGAAGGCCCGGTGCTGAGCTTCCCTAAATCGACGCAGGTCATCGTCGACGAGAACTGCTACCATCTGAAGTCGTTTGCCGGCGCCGGGTATGTTGCGGTCGAGTACGACAAGACGCCGAGCGAAATCCGTTCGGAGTTCAAGACCGAACTCAACCAGTACCGTGCCGACGAAGAGGGCAAGAAGCGCAAGAACGAGTGCGTGAAAATCTGGAAGGTGTGGGATCGCGTCGCCGAGCAGGTGTTCGTGGTCTGCGATGGGCACGCGGATTTTCTGCAGGAGCCCGCGGATCCGGAAATCCGGCTTGACAGGTTCTTGCCGATCTTCGCGCTGGTCTTCAACGAAACCGAAGAAGACGAAACCGACGGCGGTTCGATCTACCCGCCGTCCGATGTCTGGCAGGCACGTCACCCGCAGGACGAATACAATCGCAGCCGCGAAGGGCTTCGCGAGCACCGTCGCGCCGCGCGTCCGTACTGGGTGTCGGCCAAAGGACTGCTCGAGGGGCAGGACAAGGCCAAGTTCGGCGATCACGACGCGCATGAGCTGTTCGAAATAAACGTGACGGCTATGGATGCGCCGGACATTTCGAAGATCATCCAGCGCGGCCCGACGGCGCCGATCGACCCGAACCTCTACGAAGTCGAAATGGTCTTCGCGGACATGCAGCGCGTGGTCGGCACGCAGGAAGCGAACCTTGGCGGCGTGTCCGGTGCGACCGCGACCGAAACCAGCATCGCGGAAGCGAGCCGGTCGTCGAGCATCGAGGACAATATCGACGACCTTGACGAGTTCCTGAGCGAAGTCGCGCACGCCAAGGGCCAGATGTACTTCCAGACGCTGAGCGTCGATACGGTGCGGGAAATCGTCGGGCAGGGCGCCGTATGGCCCGAGCAGCCGATGACCCGCGAGCAGATCGCGAAAGACCTCATGCTTGACATCAAGGCAGGAAGCAGCGGCAGGCCGAACAAGGCGGCGAAACTGGCGAACATGGAGCGCGCAATGCCGTTCCTTATCCAGTTCCCGAACCTCAATAGCGAGCCGGTCTTGAAAGAGTATCTGTCGCTGCTTGACATCGACGCAGACGAGGCGATGGCCAAGGGCTTGCCTTCCGTCGTGTCGATCAACTCGATGATGCAGAGCATGGGCGGCCAGCCACAGCCGGGAACCGGCGATCCGGCTACCGATCCGAACCAACAGGGCGTCCAAGGCGCACAAAACCAGCCGCAACCGGACCAGACGGAGCCAGGGCCGCAGCCAGCCTATCCGGCCGCATAGGACTTTTTTCCTTGACTTTGTCGCAAAAATCGGAAATTGTCGGGCGTCAATCCAGAGAGGGTCGCAATGCCGGAATCACCCAACGGCGAGGCCAGCCTTGAACAAGGGCCGGCAACACCAGTTTCCCAGGACGCTAAGCAAGTCACGGACTCGTCCCCCGCGGCGCCTACAGGCGAAACGCCTTCGATGCTGGACGCTGTCAAAGCGGCCATTTCGAAGACAGAGGCATCGCCGGCCTCGGACAAACCGGATTCAAAGCCAGCCGGAAACGGAGCCGACGAATCCGCTGCCAAAGCATCCGACGCCGACAAGGCCGAGGACGCAGACGACGAAGATCTCTCGGAAGACGAGCTGACGAAGCTTGCAGAGAAGACTCAGCGTCGTTTCAGGAAGCTTGTTGGAACGAACAAGGCTTTGTCTGACGAGGTCGGATCCCTGCGCACCCGCGCTGAATCCTTCGATCGCCTTCAGAACTTTGTCCAGACGAACAAGCTGTCGCAGGAGGATGTGAACAACACCCTCCAGATCGCTGCCTTGATGCAGCGCGACCCGGAAAAGGCGCTTCAGGCGCTGGACCCGATCGTGCAGTCGCTTCGCAAGGCGGTAGGTGCGGACCTCGACCCGGAACTGCGCGAGCAGGTTCGTCTCGGGTACATCACGCAGCCGGCCGCCGAGGAACTTGCGAGGGCAAAGGCTCAGCAGCGTCTACTGGCGACCCGCGAGGCAGAACGCCAAGCGGAAGCCGAAGCGACACAGCGCGCGGCCCAGTTGAACGGTCAAGTTCAATCGGCGGCGAAGGCAGCGGACGAGTGGTATGCCGACCAGCAGGCCAAGGATCCAGACTTTAAACTGAAGGAGAAGCGCATCCAGGATGCACTTCAACTTGAGCTTTACAAGGTCAGGACCATCCCGTCGGATTCCGAAACGAAGGCAATTCTCGCCCGGATCAAGAAGGAAGTCGACAAGGAATTCCGCGACCTCGCACCGAAGCCAAGGGAAGTGAAGCCTCTAAGCGGTTCTGCTTCGCCAGGCGGCCTGCCCGCGCCGAAAGACATGCTCGAAGTGGTTCGACGTGCGGCGGGGATGGTTGCCTGACCGGCTTAGCGAGGGATCACCATGCCGTTTTCAGCACAGGAACTAGCCAACATCGCCAATGCGGCGATCGACTTTCACATGGAGCGTGGCAAGGTCAAGTCCTCCACGATCCAGGAGAAGCCGCTGCTTGCCACAATGCGCAAGAAGCAGAAGTCCTTCCCCGGCGGCAAGGACAACCTGACCGTTCGCGTCAAGGGCGTCTACAGCACGACCATCCAGGGCTTCGAGCACGACGATGAAGTCTCCTACGGCAACCCGGCCAACATCAAGACGGCCACGTATCCGTGGAAGCTCATTCACTCGGGCATCAAGATCACGAACCACGAACTGCTCAAGGACGGCATTTCGGTCACGGACTCCATGACCGGCGAAAAAACGTCCAACCACAGCGACCGCGAAATGACCGCGCTTGCCAACCTGCTTGACGACAAGCTGGAAGACATGACCGAAGGTTCGGATCGTGGCTACAACACGATGTACTGGGGCGACGGTTCTTCGGACCCGAAGCTGATCCCTGGCATCCGCTCGATCATCGTCGACGCACCGACGGCGGC